TGCACCCGCTGCGCCGGCAAAGGCTACGCCGAAGTGGACGCCGACATGGGCTCCAGGTTCAACCCAGAAACCCAACAGACCGAGCGCGTGATGAAGCACATTCCATGCAGCCGCTGCCAGTCAACAGGGAGGTTCTAGACATGACGCAGACCGACCTTTTCGTTCACACTCTTACCATGGGAGAGGATGGATTCGAGACGCATACCGTCCACCGCGCCCGACGATCCGACCCGGCGAGCTCCAAGATCGCCGCAGAGGAGATCAAGGAAACCGCCGAGAGCCAGTGCGCCCGAATCCTCGCCGCAGTCCAGGCCCACCCAGACCTCACCACCCAAGAGCTCGCCCCGTTCGTCCACCTGTCCGTGCATACCGTGGGGCGTAGGTTGCCGGAGCTCCGGACGAAAGGGCTCGTGACGAACCCATACTACGGAGACGGACGGGACGCGATGCAGCTTCGGAGGTGTACGGTGCAGAATCGGCTGGCGTTAAGCTGGAGGGCGGTATGAAGACTCCGATGCAGAGGTTCATGGACAAGGTAGTTCCAGAGCCAATGTCCGGCTGTTGGCTTTGGTTCGGAAGCTCATGTTCCAAGAGCGGGTACGGAACCTTCTGCGCGAATCGAGAGAGAAGTTCTACTGATCGGGTGAAGTATGCCCACAGGTTCGCTTATGAGGCGTTCGTTGGTCCTATCCCGAGTGGTAGACGGCATGTTGTGAGGCACACTTGCGACAATCCGGCATGTGTCAACCCGGATCATCTGCAGCTCGGCTCACAGCAGCAGAACATTGAAGACCGCGAGCGGAGGGGAAGAACGCTCGGAGCCGTCAAGTCATCTGTCGGACTTCCAAGGCACGTACAGAGGTGCGCGGAATGGGACAAGACAGGGAAGGGGTACAGAACGGCATTCAGGTTTCGCGGGAAGAGGTACTCGGCGGGAGCATTCGCAACGGCTGAGGAAGCGGGGAGGGCAATTGCGGATCTATGGGCATCCTGCTACCATTCGCCATTAGAGCTACCCCCGCCAACCGAAACCCCCACCCCATGAGCCCACGATCCGACAACCCCATGCAGCCCGCCAACAGGGACCGGTCGAAAGGCCGGTTCGTCCGTTAGGGCTATGGGCAAGGGCTCACAGAATCTCACACCTCCACCGGGTAAGCCGCTGAGCTTCAAGCCCGAGGACATTGTGGCGATTTTCCGGACGAACCACGGCAACGTATCGGCCACCGCTCGTGTGCTCGGTTGCGCTCGGCGTACCGTGCTCGACTACTGCGAGCGATTCCCCGAGGTGCAAGCCGCGAAGGAAGAGGGAGTGGAAGACCGGATCGACTTCGCGGAGGAACAGTTGCAGGCAGCGATGGCGGACCGAGAGTCTTGGGCAATCCAGCTCGCCCTGCGCGGCCAAGGCGCCAAGCGCGGCCACGCCGAGAAGTCCGAAACCACGATCAGCCTAGACGTGTCGAAGCTCTCCGACGAACAGCTAGCCGACCTCGCAGCCGGGAAGAGTCCGCTTGCAGTCCTCGCTGGAACTTCGGGCCAAAGCTGAGATCGAGCTGCGGCGGCGTCGGGCGCTTGCGCCTTACGTGCCGTTGACCTTCCGCGAGTTCGTCTCCCGCGTCAATCCGCGCTTCGTCTGGTACAGATACGCCGAGGTCGCCGCCGACGTGATCGAGCGCGTGGTCTCCGGAGAGATCCGCCGGCTGATCGTCATGGCCCCGCCGCGTCACGGAAAGTCGGAGCTATTCTCTCGCCTGCTGCCCGCCTACTTCGTGTACCGAAACCCGGACAAGTTCGCGGCCATCGCGTCGTATGGCGCACGGCTAGCCGAGGGCTTCAACCGCCACGCTCGCCGCCACTACTTCGCCATGTGTGGAATCGACCGAACGGAGACTACGGCGGTAGAGCATTGGGAGACGGGCAAGGGCGGCGGGGCTTGGGCGGTAGGCGTCGGCGGCGGCTCGACCGGCAAGGGCTTCCATCTCGGCGTGACGGATGACCCGGTAAAGGATGACCAGGAGGCGCAGTCCGAAGTGATCCGACAGCGGACTACGGACTGGTATGAGTCCGTCTGGTCTACCCGTCGAGCTCCAGACGCGGCGGAAGTGATCGTGATGACCCGATGGCACGAGCAAGACCTCGTTGGATACCTGCTCGAAAAGGAAGACAGCGACAGCCCGGAGTGCTGGCACGTCGTCAACATGCAGGCCGTCTACGATCCGGCGAACATGATCGAACTGCCGAAGTCCTGCACGCTGGAACCGGACTGGAGGCAGGCGGGCGAGGCGCTATGCCCGGAGCGTTACCCGGTGTCCGTGCTGCGCGCCGTCGAAGCTAAGACCCCCCGCGTCTTCTCTTCTCTCTACCAGCAGTATCCCCGCCCGCGTGACGGCTCGCTCTTCAAGTGGGCTCACTTCGCGGACAAGTACCTCGACGCGATTCCCGCCGGCATGAACTGGCTCGCCTATTGGGACACAGCAGGGACCGAGGGCGCAGGCGACCATACAGCGGGCGCCCTCGTCGGCTACAATGCGAAGAGTGGACGCTTTCACATTGCGGAAGTGGTGCGCGGTCAGTGGGGACCATCCCGAAAAGATCTGGAGATCCGCGCTGTATGCGAGCGCTGGCGTGGTCTCGTTGGCCTGTCCTCCGTGTGGCTCGAAACCGAGGCAGGCATCGGCGGCAAGGATCGGACCAAGGCTACTATCGCGGCCCTCGTTGGCTTCCGTGTGCAGACCGAGCATCCGACCGGGAGCAAAGTCGTGAGGGCTGAGGTCTGGGCCGCGCAGCAGGAGGCGGGCAACGTGACGATGAGTCGCGGCGATTGGAACCACGGCTTCATCTCGCGCTCGACGGCGTTCCCGTTCTCGAATGTGGACGATGAACAGGACGCGGTGTCTGGCGCGTTCGCTAAGATCGGGACGATGGCACGCGGATTCGTCTACGTCGCCCCCGAGGATCAGGCCGAGCTGGAGAGGGAGCTTGAGTCGATGAGGCAGAGCGCGTGACATGGCCCCGCCTAGCCCTCCTCCTCCTGGCCGCGTGGTCTCTCTTGACCTGTGGGGCTACAATGTTGCTCGGGTGGTGGGCGCTGCCGACGAGTGCGGGGATAGCTCTGGCGGCGTACTCCTACCCCTACGCCCGGAAGTTCTACGTGGACGGACTGGCAGAGAAAGACGAGGCTGACAAGTGAACCCATTCGCCACGCTCGCCAAGGCCGACCGCCAACTGCGAACGATCCGCAAGGCCAACCCGTCGCAGTCGCTCGGCGGCGTGCACATTCCGGACGGGCATCGTCAGCCAGCCCCGGTCGGCAAGGTGCCAGTCGATACGCTCATGCTGGACGGCTTCAAGCGCAACTGGTGCGCGTATACCTGCGTTGACCGTCTAGCCACGTTCTCCTCTCGCGCTTACTGGCGAGTGGAGAGGCGCGTCGGAAAGACGGACAAGTGGGAGCCCGATCCGTCCGACTGGCGCAATCCAGTGCTCGCCTACCCGATGGGAAACAAGATGAGCGCCGAGGAAGTGAACTACCACTTCGACGCTTGGCTAGCCATCGACGGCAACGGGCTGTTCCGCAAGATCATGGGCGGACCTAACGGAGTTCTCGGATTCACGCCGATGACTCCGAAGAACATGGAGGCCGTGCCGGATCGAGAAGAGTGGCTGTCTGGATACAACCTCATGGAGGACGGCAAGCCGATCTATAACTACCCTGCCGAGGAGATCATCCACGGGAAGCTGGTTGACCCGGAGAATCCGTTCTGGGGTTTCGGCATGATGCGCGCCGCTTGGGGTCCGATCAAGTCGTCGAATGCTGCTGCTGATCGTCGTGCGAAAACGCAGGCATCCGGCGGGATTCCTCCGTTCATCGTCATTGACCCGGACTTGAGCGCTACGCAGGCCCAAGAGCAGGCCGCCGCCCTACGCATTGCGACGAAGCGAAACGCAATCGACGGTTCACCGTTGCTTATGGGCGGCAATCAGACAGTAACAGAACTCGGGTTTTCTCCTGCCGACATGGAGTTCCCAGACGATAGACCAATGACGGTAGGCGATATCTGCAACGTCTTCGGTATCCATCCGTCCGTCCTGTCGAACGACTCGGCTACCTACGACAACATGGACGCTGGGATTCGATACACCTA